ATGTCGCCGGCGGAATATTGTCCTCGTACCCGGCGACATACTGGACGCGGATCGCTTCGCGTCGCGTCGAGCATCCCTGCCAAGCCCATGCGTCGCCTGCGGCGACGAGCGTTGCGCCGAGCAGCTCGAAATCGTCGGTGTCGGCTTGAACGGGCTCGTCGTTGGCATCGAGATACTCGACGCCGACAAGGTTGAGCACCGGCCCGAAGGGCAAGCGAACTTCGCTGCCGTGGAATGCGTTGAAACGCGCCTCGAGCGTCTGCGCGCCGAGCGAGCGGCCGAGCCAGCCCTCGGGGCCGTCGATCGTCGCCGTTGCCGCCGCGATCATGCCCTCGACGAGGACTTTTTCAGCCTGATTGCCACCGAGCTTCAAATGCTGGGCGGCCTCCTCGAAGGAAATGACCGGATCGGGCGGGGTAACGACGACGACGCGCATGTCAGGCGGCAATCACCGGCGCCGTCGGCGCCGAAACGGCGGTCGCCTTGCTGGCGGAATTGAGCGCGTTCGTGGCGGTAACGGCAAAGGTGATAGCCTTCCCGACGTCCGCAGGCTGCAAATCATAGGTCGGATTGGTCGCGCCGACGATCGCGACGCCATCCCGGCGCCACTGGCGCGCGGTGACGGTGCCGCGAACGATCGTACCGGAGGCCCCGGTGAGCGTTTGGCCGCTCTGCGCGGTCCCGCTGATCGACGGCGCCACGGTGAAGGCCGGGGCGCACATTAAGCCGCGCGAGCGACGAGCAGAGCGGCCCATCGTCAGGCCCCCTTGTTCTCGGCGGCGGGAGCTTTCTTGTTCTCCGGCTCCGGCTTCTTCTTTTCTCCGCCTTCCTTGGCGTCGTCGGCGGTTTCATCGACGGCGGGCGCAAGAGCGGCCGAATTGTCCGGTTCGAAGTCGATCTGATCGCCTGCCTCGACTTCTTCGGTCGTCGCCTCGCGCACGAGGCCCTTCTTTTCGAGCTGCTCGAAGCGCTTCGCCGAGACGTCGCGCAGGATACGGCCCTTCGGCGCAAAGCCGTCATCGCCGAAATGATCGTCGAGAACGAGAGCGTTCTTGGACATGATAATTCTCCTGAAAATGACGGGGCGCCCGAAAGCGCCCCGCAGGCTGAGGGAGCTGGTTACGCGATGACCAACGAGCCCTTCACCAAGGCCGCCGCGCGGCGGATGACCAGCGCGAGACGCTTTTCGGCGCGCACGGTGAGCATGTTCTTGATGAAGTTGTCGCGATCCTGATCCGAGATGCGAACCTCGGTATCCATCCGGTCGAAAATCTGCCCGGCGAGCTTGAAGTTGCCCGTAAGGAAGTTGTTCGCGCCGATGCGCTTGGTCGAGACGACCGGGCGGCCCCAGAGCACCGGGCCGGCCATCGACTGCGGGTTGGCAAAGATATAGCCATTCGCCGAGTCTTTGGTCAGCTCGATGTTCGCCCACTGGGTCGGGTGGATGACCATGCCGTCGGGCGAATAGTCGGCCAACTCGACCTGCAGGATGGCGAGGCGCAGACGGTCGATGCGGGTTTCACCCGCGACCGCAACGCCGGCAGGCTGCGAATAGGCCGTCGCGACCGTGTAAAGGCCCTCGAGGTGCTGGCCGGTGCCGTCACCGAGCAGCAGCTCGGCATCCTCGGCATCGTCCAGGCCATAGCGCAGCTCGCCATCGATCAGGCTGGTAAGCTGCGGAATATCGTCCATCGCCTGACGCGACGCCGGAACCCAGTGCGCAATCGTGCGAACGGGGGCGTTGTCGACGGCCCAGACATATTCCGATTCCGGCTTCTGCGCGCCTTCGGCCACGCCCGCAGCGTTGTTCGTGCGGGTCGTCTGGTAAGCATACTCGATCGAGTTGCTTTCCGTCTGGCCGGGGGTCAGCAAATCGCGCACCCGCAGGCCCATGCGCGGCATCATGACGATGTCGCTCTGGCGATCGGGCGTGATCAGCGCGCCTGCGGAGTTGCTCGCGCTCGTGATCGCCTTCACGCTGATGCCGACAGTGCCCTTGCAGCCGCCTTCGGCATAGGCCTTGATGTCGTCATGATTGGCGACCTCGGTGCCGAGCGACTTGAGCTGCTGCTCATCGTCACCGCCACCGCGGCGGCTCTGAGCGAGCTTCTGCGACAGTTCGGTGATTTCGCCGCGCAGGCCGCCCAGCTCGGAAAGCGCCTTATCGGCCTTTTCCTTGACCTCGTCGCTGACCTTGCTGCCCTCGGCGTTCTTCTCGCGAAATTCTTTCGCGAAATCCTTCACCTCGCCGAGCGTGGTTTCGAGCTGCTTCTGCAGGGCCTCGAGGCTCTTGGTGTCGCCGGGCTCATTTTCGTCCTTCTTGCGGCCGAATTCGCGCGCGGGCACGATCGCCGACATCGCCATAGCGACCATCGGCAGGATGGAATTGCCCGGGTGGGCGACCGCGCCAGTCGCGGCAACCGCGAAATCAGGCATGGCGAGAAAGGCCGCGGCGAGCGCCACAGCCCAAAATGCAAACATTTTCATGGGAAAATTCCAGTTAGTTGGCGGGCTTACTTCAACGAGAAGCCGGCGAGGGTGTCCGAAAGGCCCTTAAGGGCGGTGCTGGTCGTCGTATCGCGCTCGGACTCCCTCCGGCGCAGCTCACCCAAACCATGGCCGACGAGGCCAGCGGCTCGGGTCTTCGAAAAGCCTGCTTCCCGCAGGAACTTCTCAAATTCTCGATCAGTGGGAAGCTCACCGTGGGCGAGCTTGAATTTCACGGCTTCGACGCGCGCGTCATCGTTCGCAGGGAAGGTGACGAGGCTGATTTCGACGAGGTCGAGCTTCGTCAGGGTACGAATGCCGGTCTTTTCGTCGTAGCTGCTCTCGCGAATCCAATAACCGATCGACAAACCCGTGACCGTGCGCGCCTTCATATGGGCGTAGGCGCGCTTTTCCATGTCGCCGGCGTCGAGAAGGATTTGCCCCTTCCCAAAAAGGCCGTGATCGTCCTCTTTCAGGTCGGTCCACGCCCCGATAGGCTCGCCGCTGCGATGCTGCCAAAGCACCGGAACCGGGCGCCCTTTGGCGGCAATTTCCTTAAGGCTGTCGGTAAATGCGCCCTTGGCGACGACCTCCTGATAGCTGTCGACGACGTCGAAAACCGAGCCGTAGCCGTCGAAAGTGCCATCATCGGCCGTCGATTTGATCTCGAAACCGAAGTCGCGCACCTTGAGCGCGCCGCTATGTTTGCGCCCGAAGGCGGGGTTCAGTCGCATTTCATTCCTCCGGGTAAGGTTGGCCGCCGCCGATATTGCCGGCGAGCAGGGATTTGAGGCGATCGACGTCTATGTCGGCGCCGAAAAGCATGTTCATGAGAGCCGACCGGGCGCCTTGCTCAGCGGTTGGCGCTTTGCCGAGCTGGTCGAGCGGCACGAGGTTCGACTGTACCGTCAGCATGTCATCGCCCGGCATCGAGGGCAGATTTTCGCGACTGCGCATTTCGCCGCGGGTCATCACGCCATTTTGCCCGAATGCCGAATAGAGCGCGGCGCGTGCGGCGCTGTCTGCCGCCATAAGTGCCTCCCGATTGATCTCGGGATAAATGCGCTTGCGATCTGCGGCGGGAATGAGCTGCTTTTTGACCGATTGCTCGACACGCCGGAGCAGGGGATTGAGCTGCAGGGTTTGCCAACCGAGCAGAATCTGCTCGATGCCGCTGCCCCACATGGTCTGCCCCTTGGCCGCGTGGCCGATGAGGATAGGCGGGACGCCGAACCAGCGGCAAACTTCCTCGATGTCCCATGCCCGACTTTCGAGAAGCTGCGCTTCCTGCGGCTTCATCATCAGCGGTGCGAATTTGAAGTCCTTTTCGAGCGGCACAATCTTGTTGCGCATCGCTTCGCCGCGGAATGCGTCGAAAATCTCGATCAGGTCGGCGCGCTGATCGGCCGACAGCTTCGTCGAGCCGGTTTCCATGAAGCCGGAGAGCTGCAGCCCGCCGTTGAAGGTGCTCTGCGCGGCCTTATTGGTGGCAATGGCGCCGCCGATCGTGCGGCGGCCAAATTCCACCGCCGAGAGGCCGGAATCGCCGCCGAGCGTCATGCCGCGAAGGTGCAGCACCTTATCGGCGGGCAAAATCTCCTCTTTTCCGCGGTCCATGAACACATATTCCCGCTCGTTTTGGCGGTTTCGGCGGCAACGGGTGTGGCTGGGCGCAAGCGGGGTGAGGGCCGTCGTGCGGGTGCCGAGCATTTCCTTCTCGGCATAGCCATTGCCCCAGAGGTCGATGCAGCCGTACATGCCGCTCCAAAATTCGGCGGCGGTCTGATCGCGGTTCGGCTCCTCGTGAACAAGGTCGTAAAGCCAGTAATCATTGCGATCGAC